CAACCCTAGAACTATGACCTGCAAGCTAATGGAGAATGGCGTCATTGTTGAGGAATACAAAGTCGAGCAATGCGATAAGTGTTCAAGCCTTGTTCGATTCGATGCATTCGGATTCCAAAAAAGCGACCACCTTTGCGTAAATTGCACGATTCACACAATACGCGAAGATTGGAATCATTATCGCCTTCAGCTCCAATCAATCGCTTAGGAATGATGTGATCGATGTGAAGTCTGCCTTCAGTCTGCCCGCACATCTGGCACATGTGACCATCTCGTTGCAGTATGCGTTCTCGTATCCTTCGCCAGCCTTTACCGCTGCCGTTCTTCCAAGCTTTAGACATCAATGCCATCCGTTCTTCTTGAAGAATGCTAGAGCATTGCAATGAGATCCATAGCGTGTGCGCTGATAGCGAATGCTCCAGTCAATCTGACGGTATCCATCAAGGTCACGATACTTAGTGTTCTTCATCTGACCAAGGCCGAAATGACTACCTGATTTCGCATCAATTCTCCACGAAGATTCAGCTGTTATCAGCTTGTTAAAGCATTGAAATTGCTTATAGTTAATAATCCGAGAATGTGCATATAGCTTTAGATTATCTATCTCTGTCATTGCTTCCGCTGGTGTTGTGCCCACAACACATAGCACACCCAATAGCACCAGACTTCGCCTGCGAGCTATCCGCCTCAGCGGCTCGCCAGCGAGTATGGAGCGTACTGCCTTAGTCAAACACCGCGCAACATTGAGCGTAATTTTGGGCGTGTTCAACACCCTGTGGATAACGGCTGTGGATAACTTATTGCATTGCATTGAGTAACTCCAGACTTAATTGATAAGGCACTCGTGATCTATTACGTGCTCCCTTAATTCCCTGAGTTCCAGTTTTAGACCCACGTGGTGCAGCTTCATGACATGGGTCACCAGCTCTGCAATGAATTCGTGGAATCCAATTATTAACGAAACCCCATAAATCAGTGGGTTTCATTCTTGATTCACCATATTGGCAATATGTCACTGTTCGCCGATCCATGAAATCCATGACAGATTGCTTGCGAAGCATTCCACGTGGATTCTCAATAATGTAACCCTTTGATGGATTTAGCTCACGAATGAGATTAATTGTATGTTCAACCATTTTGATTCCATTAAGAGCTTTGTCATTCTTGGGCTCGCCTGATGGCGTCCAATAAGTGCTACATGATGCAACACTAAACGTCGTGCATGGTGGTGATGCCCAGATGAAATCTGGACGACCGTATTTAGCAATTAGATATGCAGCATTCAAAGCCAAGATGTCGCGTTCATGAGCTTCAAAGTATTCGTCAAGTTCAATTTTGATGACGGTATGACCAGCATCTTTGAATGCTTGCGTTGCGCTTCCAGTACCAGCAAACAGGTCATAGATAATCAAAGGCTCAACCCATCAATCTTGTCATCATCAACAAGCTTGATCCCCATCGCTCCACATCCAAGACACGTGCTGAACCATTCATGAAGCGATAGTTCAGACGTCTTTCGAATGCCATGACGTTGCTTGGCTTTGCCGTAAAGCTTGGCGCAGATTGAGCAATCGAATTCAAGTATTGGCATGAATGGATTTCCTTAGATTCTCAATGGGTTGAAGATTTATCTGGCTGACCCAATAGCCACCTTGGGCTGATTGGAATCGTGGTCGCTTAGCAACGCCGACTGGTATCCAGCCGACGATGTAATAAGTCGGTGATTCACCAACGACCAGCACTGCGATGTCAGTGTCACGATCATCGTCAGTCACAATCAGATGACCGCGCTTATGTGGTGTTTGCTTGACTTCAATAGCCAAGCCATCCCAATTCACATCGGGTTCATTCTTGAATGTATTGACCGTAGGCACGAAGTCGCTTACGCCGAAGTAACGTGCAACCGCCATCTCAGCTCCAACAGCTTCAGCATGAATGCTCACGCATGCATGGAAGTTGCCGCCATTCTTCAATCTTTTGTCATTAGATCCATAGCGTGATTCACGTGCAAGGCCTGCCGTATGAGCGATGATTTCATCTTCACGCGAAAGTCTGACCATAATCATCGGCAACCCTGACAGAACCAGATAATCTTTTCATTACCATAACCTTTTTGAAATCCGAATGCATCGAAGCGAACCAGCATTGAACACTTATCGCATTGCTCGATTTTGTATTCTTCAACAATGACGCCATTCTCCATCAGCTTGCACGTCATAGTTCTAGGGTTGATAATTTCAACGAAGTCGCTCATAGCTGCTGAGACCACTTTCCATTAGATCCAAAGACGTACCAGACTGGGTCGCATTGATTGGGCTTGCGTTCTACGCAGCTGTAATTGCCCCAAGCCTTGCCAGTCTTTGCTGAAATGCCTTCGCGCCAGATGCGATGCCCATGCTTGCACTGTGGAGCTTCTGCCAGCATCTCACCGCCTAGCTGAGCAGTGACTTCTTGGATGGCCTGTGCAGCTGTTGGAATGCCTGCTGACTCTGCTTCTTCACGTGTCTTAAATGATGGCACGTCACCGAATTTTGTGTTCCAGTAATCGGGTTCAGTGTTAGCAACCTTTGCTGGCATCTTCTCAATCTGTTCCATGGTCTCGCGCACTGTGCGTTCAGCACCGCCCATGACAAGCTGCATGACTCTAAGAATTGCCGATGTGCAAGTATCCTCGACGAACCAGCGTTTCATGTTTTGGACGTATGCGCCTTGATAGCCGTATGCATAGTCAATGCCTGCTGGATGTTGATCGGTGTCGTTTCGATATGCTTCGGCTTTTACTAGCACGTAGCCCTTTTCAGCATCGAATTCCATGACGCGTGTTTCAATGCGTCCAGTTGGATATGTCTTGATCCATCGATCTGTTCTTGCACGTGCAGCTTCGTAGTTGTCTAGAAATCCCATTAGCGCACCGCCTTAGACGATACGTGACGGCCTACGGCCTTGCCGCGTTGATAACCATCTTTGTGGCCTTCTTTGTATCCGACTGCATAACTACATATTGCCCAGAGAATGCACGCTATCGCCATGAGTACGAATAGCCCGACTTCACTCGTTGTCATAATTGCTCCCGATTCTGAGAGCTGCGAATCAGCTCCCGAAATAGAGAGTGACAGGCTTATCTGACAATTTCAAGATTCCCGCATGAGAATCGGCGTGTCGATTACTTCTTTAGAGCGATTTCAAGCATCAGTTGGTCAAGTCTGCTTCTATCCGACTGACCTGATCCTTCAGAGAATTGCCCCCATTCGGTGAAAGCTCTCGCATGATCGACTTCACCATGAATCGCATTGACGAATAGATGGCAGTCAGCACCGCAATGACAAGCCCACCGACTGCCGTCCATTCGCCTACGCTCACTTCTTGTTGCCGAAAGAAACGTCGTTCGGATTAGCCCAACGTGCCAAGACTGGAACGAGTCCAGCGACTAAGCCCATTGCTAAATCTTTCGGGTTTGTATTGCCAGTCATATAGACAGCCAACGCACCAGCAACAGAGCTTCTCGCCCACGATGCCAGCATTGCTTTTGCTTGATCCATTAGTTCTCTCCTAGCTTCAAGCTCCCGATGAGCGCAACGACCTTCGCTTCGCTCAATTCGATTTCGAAGTGCATTTCATCAATTCTGCCTTTGTAGTCGCCGCCCCATTTTAGCCCGTACTTCTTCGCTAAAGCTCGAATCATTGCCACCTTTTCCGATGGGAATGTTCCGACCTTGCCAAGCGGGTGTTTTGTTGCGTTTAGATCTATGGCTGTTCCCGATGCATGATTGCTTAGTTTGTCAGTTGAGCCACGTACCATGCGGAACGCATAACCCCAGTCATCCAGCGCACCTTCATCAATGGGTTCAATCAGCTGGTGAAATTCCTTGCAGAATCCAGCAATCAATGGCGCGACGGCTTTCGCACATCGAACCTTGACCTTTGCTCCCGCGATTGGAACGCTGATGATATGGATTTCAGCTGCATCTTTCGATGCTGGCCATCCGTTATGACTTTGGAGCATCCGTCACCATTGGTGTGAAGTGTTCCGCTTTATGCTGGCGCATTGGGAAACTCCGCTGCATCTGCAATGCCACCTTGTGCTGGCAAGTCGCGTAATGCTTGACGATAAGCAGCCCAGGCTACTTTGTCAGTTGGCGCATCTGTGTGCATTGTCCAGTCTGTGCGGACAAGTTCAGCATTACGCCATAACTTTATCTGTTCCCACTTTTGCTCATTAGTTGCGTCAGGAAATCTTGCATTAAATTGGAAAGTCATTATGCCACCTCATACCAGAAATTTGCAGTGAATTTGTCGCCTGTTCCCCAAGTAAATGGAACAGCACTTGTAACTGAAGCATCTTTCACATAAGTGCCTGACGCATTTTGTGCAAAAAATGAAGCGCGAGTTGTATTTTCTATATAGATTTTTCCGTAGTATTCCGCTACTCCTGTGTCCAATAATAATGAATCACCGTTGGCGTATCTTGCTGATTGATTGCTAGTTACGGGTAGAGAAAATCCCGGGGTCGTCGATACCGATGAAGTCGTTCCCAATTCGAAAACAAAAAAAACAAAACATACTTTTCCAATTTGAGTGTATCTAGCAACCAATGATCCATTTCCTTGAGTTATTGAATAGAGCGTCGGTGTATAAGATGTCCATGCCCCAGCTGACCATTTCAATCCAGTCGATGTTGTTGAATCAGTTGTCAAAATTTGATCCGCATTTCCTACTGACAAGTTTGCTGGTGTTGATGCCGCTGTTGCAGTAACGATTGATCCTTTAGCTGTAACAGTAGATTTTGGAATTGCTGCACCAGCCGTGGTGTTTGCTGTATTTGCAAGATCATAAGCTGATTTGACCGATGCCGGCACGGCAGCCGTTGTAGTCGATGTGCTAGATGTTGAATTTTCAAGCTGAACCGCACCAGATTGGCTAGTGGATGCAGCTTGAATGCCGACTGTTACTGCGCCCGCATTTCCACCACCTGTGATTGGGGATGTTACATTCACCGCTGTGATGTCGCCTTGATCATTAGCAATCCAAGTGAAATCCATGTCGGTGTTTGATGCCTTTGAAAGAATCTGTCCTGTCGTTCCACCTAATAAATCCGCCATTGAAGTGGCAACGGCTTGACCAAAGACTTCGAAATCTGCTGGTAAATCAGTCACCAAGTCCGTCGATGTCGGCATCTGCCAGCTGAACGGCGTTGTTGGATTGCTCATATCTGCTCCTTATGCGACGACTAGGGCATCTGCCCAGTCGAGTGTTGGTGAAATTGTGTTCCACTTTTCTAGCACTGAGACGTCTTGCCATTTCATGGCCTGAAGGCTAAATGCCAACGGTGAAAGCAATGCCGTCACCGAAACTGAATTGTATCCTGCACGGAATGTCCAACCCTCAACGAAACCCAGATAAGTTCCAGCAGACATGTTCAATGGTAAATCTGAGATTCGAAGTGGTAAGCCCATAAATATGTTAATCAGCGAATCGCGGTCAGAATTATCAAGCTCTGGATTGGTCAATTCGAAAGTGATCTGATTAAACATCGGCTGTGGGAATGCACGCAGAGTCAGATAAAAGGCGGCTTGGGCATCGGCGTCAGCGTGATTCTTTAGAGTCGTAGCGATGATTTGAGCCAATCGTCCATAAAGCCCAATGGATTCAGCGTTTTCGAATGGCGTCGTTTCATTGGCTGAATTAGATCCATACTTCAAGGTTATTGAATTGCGAACGTCTCCAGCTCTGGTGACGATTGAAATGCCGTTTGAAAGAGCTTGGGCAGCTGAAACATCGGTATATCCATTAGCTGCAAGATATTGGCTACGATGAGTTGAATCGGCATAGCTTATGCGTCCGTAAGCATCTTCATAAATATAACCCAGCCCGCTGGTGGCCAGAGACGAAACAAGTGAATAAATGTCAGTTCTGTCAGCTGTACGAGCTGCAAGGTCGTAATTACCTGGCACGTCAATTTCGCCAAGTCCGACGTTCTGGGCATTCGCCCAAGTCTCTGTTGGATCATAGGTTGCCCACGTTAAAGCCGCTGGCACTTCAGACCAGTTATTGAGTAATAAATCCTGCAAGATATGCAGAATCTGAGTTCCGTCGTGAGCTGATGCCAGCGTTCCATCAGTCAAAGCTTTTGGAAGTCTAGATAAAGCTCCCAGAGCAATGATTGAAATCGTCTGATTGATTCCGATGTTTCCAGTGGCACTGACCGCAATAGTGCAATCGGTAATCGTGCCACCAAAGATTGGCGTGAAAGTTGCAGTCGAATCTTGTAATTCAATCGTGACTGAATCATTGATCTGAATATCGACGGTAGTCTGTTCAAGATTTATCAGCTGAAGATTGACGTAGCCCGCATTGGCTTGCTCATAGATATTGACGCGCCCTGAAGTGATGGTCAGATTGGCTAAGGCGAAATTCGTATAAATCGTGCCATCAATAGTTACACGCCAGACTGGATTCCAGAGCGTCATAGATAGACCAGATTGGCTGCACCATTCGTGCCGCGATTAGTTGAGTTATTGAGAACATCAGTGACCGCGCGGGCAGCAGCTTCAGTATCTGCCACGACAGCGTTGAAGTATTGATTGACCACGGTAGCCGTTGAAAGGCCACCAGTTGCAGCCAAGCGTGCAGCAGCTGCCGCATCTCTAGCAGCGTTAAGTGCAGCGGTTTCAGCCTTTAATTGTTCGCGTCTCAGAATTGCAGCTTGCATAGCTGGTGAATATGCATCAAGTGGCGCGCCTGTATAAGTCGGCGAACCTGCGCTTGGATTGAATCCACCACCAGTTGTCATCCCACCACCTGAATCAACGACCAACGCTCCAGAATCGGTTGCGCTAGATCCTGAAACTGTCAATGATTTAGAATTGCCAGAATCACCGAAAAAGAATCGAGTGACTGGGTTATCTTTAATATAATTGACGAATTCTTTAATCTTGCTCACTGTCGAGCTGATAAATCCGACTAACTTTGAGAATCCAGTAACCAAGCCAGCCACAATACTTCCAATAGCTTGCAAGGCAATCTTGAATGCACCACCTAGCAATGGAGCTAGGTCATTCTTAATAAACTTCCAGATGGCGTAAAGAAAGTCATAGAACGGCTGCAATTCGTCAGAGTTAGCTGCAACGGCTTTTTTGATGGTGTTGAATGCAGACGACAAGCCTTCCAGTATTGGCTTTACGATTGATGAAATTGCTGGGATGACTTCATCGATTAAGAAACTCCACCACTTCGTCAGCACTGGCAATAGATCATCGCGAATCACCTTGAAAATTGTGGCAAAGGCTGGGCCAAGCGTTTTGCCTAAACTATCTGAAAATGCAGTGATTGCTGGAATTCCTTTATTGACGAAATTATCTAGCAATGGAGTCAATGCATTGAGAACATATCCACCGACTGTTTCTTTAGCTTCATTGAATGTCTCGGATAGTCGAGCCATCTTGCCTTGAAACGTGTCGGCCTTAGCAGTCGCCTGACCGCCGAATGTATCCGCTAGAGCTTTAGTGACATCATCCATGGACATTGTTTTGAGCTGCGCAGCTGATAATCCAACGCCTAGCTTTGCTAACGCGCCAGAATTGCCCTCGTAGGCTTTGCCAAGGGCATTAGAAACGGCTTCAAGTGACTTACCTGAACCAGCTGCAATGTCTAGAGCTAGTGATTGAAGCTTCTGAGCTTCGCTGACATCCTTGGTGGCTCTGAGCAATCTCTCTAGAGATGGACGAAGCTGAGTGTCCGACACCCCGAAAAGTAATTGATTTTTCTTTATCTGATCTTCAACAGCTGAAATCTGGTCATTAGTTGCACCCGTGACGTTGCCAAGTGTCTTAGCAAGTGATGCCTGAGCAGCTTCATCGGCAATGGCTGACTTAACGCCATCGATGAGCAGTTTGCCAGCGTAAAGAGCAGCAGCAGCACCAGCTGCGGCGAATGCCAGACCAGCCTTCTTGCTGAAATCGCCAAGCTTTGAGCTGGAATTCTCCACATCAGCATTCGCAGCTTTGAGTGATTTGTTGAGATTATCAACGTCTCCAAGAATGGAGAGCTTTAGCGTTCTAGATCCAGTAGCCATTTAATCCCATTCTTTCAATATACGACTGAACGCATTTTCCCACTGGTTGATGATGTAAGGCT